ACTTTGGTATCAAAGCACCACAATTTAATTTTGTAGTCTTTGTATTCTTCCATAATACCTTTAATTTCACTAATAAAGTCTTTAGCTTGCTCGTCACTAATAGAACCTGACATGTCAATACCAATACAAATGTCAATAGTCTCAGCATAGTTAGTGCCTGGCAAAATTGCACTCATGTGCCATGCTTTGCGGTTAGGACGCATAAAGGTATAGTCGTTTTTAATAGTGCTTTGGATTTGCTGACGTAAAATTTCACGCCAGTTCATCTTAGGCTCTGTAAGCTCTTTAATCATGCGTCCAATCTCTGCAGGCACATTTCCCGCACCCGCTGCCTGAGCCGCTGTCATCATAGCTTCTTTGATCTCATCACGGATTTGCTTGAGCTCTTCTTTACTGTAAGCAGGCTGACCATTTTTGCCTTCCTTCTCCCAGTCAATATGTTCGTCTAACAACTCGCCAAGTGCCGCTAATTCTTCATCATCATACTGCTCATAGATCTCATCATAGATCTGTTCTGAGCTTTTGCCGTAGTGAGCAGTGTCGTGGAAGATTTTAATCTTAGGAGGAGCTTCACCAATACGATCACGTGTCAATGTACCGTTAACTGAGTAGTCAGCGGCAATGTTCCATATCTTACGATCACGACCTTCTACACGGAGCATGTGCTCAAAAACGTTATGCAGAATTTCGTGTGCTACTACAAACTCAACTTGTTTAACAGATAAATCTGCAAAAAAGTCTTTATTGTAATATAAGTGACGTCCGTCTGTAGCGGCAGTAGCACACCAGTCTGACGCATCTTCAATTTTAAGACGAGTAGCCATATTGCCAAAAAACGGATGTCGTAGTAGCAATCCAACACGAGCCACTACAATTTTATCAACAATTGGGTCTAGATAATTTGACATTTTTTGCTCCTAAGTATTTACTGTATGTATATATTATAACAGGACCCGCAGGTCCTGTCAATTGACTTTGGCTACTAATTAACGCTTTTCTGTAGCCGCCGCAATGTACTTACCATATTTGGCATGGAAGTCGTCAAAGCATTTGATCTCATCTGGATCCAATGGCAACTGATATTGAGTAAGAGCAAGTTTAGTACCCATAACAACCAATTCAGTTTCAAAATTATCCATCATAAACTGGAAGAAGTAGTTAACCTTGTCGTTAAACTTCTTGTCGTTTTTGTCGCTAGCATCTTTCAATTCGTAGCACAATGATACAGTCAATGAATACATGGCACTGATTTCTTTAGTGTCCATTTTCTTAACCTTGCCGTTTAAGATGTCTGTAGGATCAGGCAATTTAGATGCAATCTTACGATGAGCCATAAACTTAACAGCNAGACCTTCACCAACAGCACCCGAGATCAAATCTGTCAATGTGTCTGTATCTTCCTCGTCATCAAACAACAACTCAGATACAAATGACCAGCTACGTGGTGTAGCAAAGGCACGTGATGCTGACTTAGGATCAAAGTCATACAAGTCCTTCTTAGAGAAGGTCAAGAAGCCAACTACGTCCTTATGGATCTTGTTGTCAACAGCCCAACCAAAATAATCTTCCCAGTCAACTTTCATTTCCAAGTGAACAAAACGGTTAGCCAACGGAGCAGGCATACGATAAGTAACACCCTTGTCAGTTTCACGGTTACCAGCGGCAACAATGTGTACATTGTCTGGCAATTTGTAAGTACCAACACGACGGTTCAAAACAAGTTGATAAGCCGCTGCCTGTACAGCAGGAGCCGCAGAGTTCATTTCGTCCATGAACAAGATGATCTTGCTATGTTGAGCAGCCATCACGTCATCGGGCAATTCTACAGGCGGTGCCCATTCCATCTTATTAGATGTAGAATTGAAAAACGGAATACCTTTAATATCTGTAGGATCCCAAAGTGACAAACGAATGTCAATAACATGGGCATTCAATTCTTCGCCCATTTGTTTAACAATATCGGATTTACCAATGCCTGGAGGTCCCCAGATGAACAATGGACGATTGGCTTTAAAAGCACGACGAAGGGATTTTTTAGCGGCTTTAGGGCCAACTGTACGTGAAAGGATCTCGCTCATAAATACTCCTGGGTTAAAAAAGCGTTGAAGTTTAACTGTCTATGTATCTATTATANTGCCTAACAGCAGTCACGTCAACAGATTTTTTAGGAGTTTTCGTCCGTTTGGCTATCTTTGTTTTGGCGATTTATAGCTTTGACTAGACCGTATTTTCGAATGTCGTCCGAAAACATATATAGCTCAAATGATTTACGCTCAGAAAATACAGTAATACTTTGGTTTGTAAGATAGTATGGAAAATCCATAGTTCTATCAAAAAAGATAATAGTTTGGGGACTTAACTCAATTGGCTCTGTAAATGGAATTTCGTAACTACGTAGTTCCAATTCGTTTACCAAAAAATCAAACCCGTCATCACTTAGACGCAGACCCCCTTGATCTTTGCTTCTATGACTTTGCCACCATTTGTACATATGCAGTTTAATATTGGCTGCATCTATACTTNTTTCCTTTTGCTGTAGGAAAATTTTGGTNAAAGTCTCTTTTGAGATCATTTGATGATTTCGCCGGAGGTTANTTTAACTACTTGGAAATCCTCGCAGTTAAACATTTGATTGAGTTTTTTTGCAAGATTATGTGCATGTCCGGGATTACTAAATGATACTTTCTTATACTTAGGGCCGGGATAGCTGGTAATGCTACTTGCAGATTTTAAATTAAAAGGCTCATTTTTATAGAAGACAGCCCAAATTGCTTCAGCTTCTAAAATCTGTTCGCTTTTATAGTTCTTTTTGTTAACATAGTCTAACAGAACTTTTGGCTTAGGTCTTGACATGATATATGCGTCCTATTATGTACGCATATATTTATCAATTAATTNGTGGAAAATCCGCCNCCATCCATTTGTACAGTAACAGCCGCNCCNGTACTAGATTCTAAACGTTTAAACAATATATCGTAATCTTCTAACAATTTTGCACTGACTTCTCCTAGACAATAGGCCAGTGCTTTAGCTGTCTTAATGTCTANTTTAATCTCACGCTGTTGNGTAAGATCAGCAGCCTTTACCTGCTGTATAAACTGTTGAATTGGAATAGTATTAATCGGATTTGGCATTAGCTAGCACCTGTTTCATTTCCAATTCACTCTTGAAGGGTCCTTTATAAGGGTAGCGTTCAATAGTAATCAGTTTAGGACAAAAGCTCTTAACCCAGCCTTTGTCAAATTTAATTGTATAATAGCCTGCNCAATACAAGCTCTTACTTGCACTTGATTTAGTGAATAATGGCAACTTACGTTGCACATTGAATAACGGATTATATGGACGGCAGCTAGTGGGATAGTCATACACATCACGTACTTCTTCGTGCGTAATTTTTACTTTATCACTGACTAAAAAGAAGTCCTTGCCAAATCGTTTTGTTAGTTCATCTTTTTTGCTAAAGTATGCTTCGCCGTCTTTTGAACTTAGCATGAACTTGTTATTTTCTTTTTTATGTAGAATACCAACTTTTTCTCCATCTTCTTCTACAATCCAAAATTTACCATCTACTATGGGTTTGGCTTTTAAATTCATTGTGTCTCCGATAATTTAATATATCTTGCTTGAAATGGATGAGCAAATGATTCAATACTATCCATCATACGTTTCATGTCATACAGCTGACAAAACTTTAATAAACGAATTCCTACTTGACTAATATTCTTAGGCTCTTGAATTTTCTCTTCAATAGTTGTTGTAATCATTTGTCTAACATCTTCAGGTTGTGCAGTTAGATCAACTAATGTTACATTGCGGTTATAGTCGTCTAGGACCTTGTGTTCGATACCTTCGTGGTCGACCCAACGCTGAAGCATGAGATTGTTCCACGCCCAGCCTTTTTTACCTTTATCTTCGTAGGCTTCTGTTAGGCCAACTTTATTCTTTGTGCCTTTAGTACGAACACCTGGATAAGCACTAAAGACATTATCACTGCTATCGCCACGCATACATTTCTCAAATAAGATCCATTGTGGATTAGGTGCTGCCACAGCCTCTTTAGTTTTCTTGTCAATTACACTTTTGCCTTTCTTATCAAAGACGCCTTCGTGTGTAGTAAGTGTATCTGCTACACCATTATACTGCTTAACATTGGGCGCAATCAATTGGTGAAAATCGCTGTCTGTCGAAATGATCACATGGTCATCATTAGGATGCATCTGTATAAAGCCTGCGATTAAATCATCTGCTTCTAGTTGTTTATGTTGCAAGACTGTACAGTTAGTCTTTGTTTCAATAAACTCTTTAAACGCATCAAACGTCTCCCAAAAGAGTTTATCTTCTTCTTGTTCACGTACAGTCATTGCCGCACGAGTTTCTGCACGATTAGCCTTGTAAGGCTTATAAAAATCCTTACGCCACGACCTACCTTCTAAGCAGAATACCACATGCTTCCCGCCAAAGTCATTCCACGCTTTTTTAATACTGTTAAAAGTAATGTGAAGGGCCATGCCTAGTTTGATGTCAGCGTCACCGCGAACAACGTGCCTAGCACGGAAGAATGTATTTGCAGTATCTACTAAAATATATGTCATTTTATCTTTCAGATATTAGTTGTTCAAAAATTTCTCTGTTCATAAATTCTTGATGCGGTTGATTCCAGGATACAGTATATGGCACTCTAAAATCACAGGCAATACTAACTCGTGGAGTTGTTACATCTAAGTATTCTGTGGTTGTATGAGGTACGTAACTAGGGAATATAGTAAACCCGCCTTTAACATTATCAAATGAATGAGGAACAAATGGCTCGTATGGACTTCTATAAATGGTACTAGTTTTATAATCATCTAAATGCATATTACCACTTAAATATCCCATACTACTTGCATTATGCACATGTTCTCTAATTTTTTGACCTTCTCTAAGAATATTGACCCAACATACTAATACTAACTCCTGTTTAGTAGTATGGTCACTATCAACAAAATCAATATAGGACTTTTGCATAAATTTTAATAAATCGGCGAGTTCTGGAAGTTCAGTGGTATAATCAAATAGATTATACATGCCAATTCTACTGGAAATACTATCGTTACCTAATCCAGTATCACCAACATTGGACACTGCATAAGTTTCTTTAATGCGTTCTTCATTTGTAAGTAACCATGTTTTAATAGTGTCAATCTTTGCTGATTCTTCCCATACAGTATTGCCGACTGAAATATTCCATGTTGGGGCATATTCTGTTCCAGGAAGATCGCTTTTAATTTTATAAATGTTCATTAACTAACTTCTGACTTGCCTTGTGATATAGGAACAACATTAATATAGCCTGCACCTCTTGTGGTGTCCATGCCTTCCTCTGCTAGCATGTTTCTAACAATGTCTCTAAACCAACGATCTACAATCTCCTCGTCTGGGTCACCGTCAAAACCATAACCTGCTTGTTTCAATTGTACTATAAAAAGGTCGTTCCAGTCAAGCTCAAAAAAGCCATTCTTAATGTTATCTTTATTAACATGGGTATCTAAAACACTAACCCACGGCTCGCCTTTGGCAGTAGCACGTTCTTTAGGAGTAGATTTGGCCTGTGCTTCTGCAGCCTGTGCCTGTGCAGTTTCTGCTACTGCTTGATCTCTGGCTGCTTGTAAGGTTGCTTTTTCTTCTTCTAGCTTATCAATACCAACTAAGCGTTTAAAAAAGTTTTTCATTATGTACCCCACTCATTTTTAAATAACGGCACTTGCAAACGGTCACTGTATCGTAACCCATGTTTCATTGCTAACAATGCAATATTTTTATTATTCATAGCATAGACATTTTCAACACCGCCTACTGGCATCAAATAAACATGCCCAGTAAATCCAGCACGACGATATTCTTCAGTAGCACGTTGTGCATCAGCAAAGTCTTGCTCGGTGGCAATAACAAATTTTAGATATGCTGTACCAAACCACTCATATTCGCATACAGTTTTTGGTCTAATAGCTTCTTCCCAAGATTCTCCGCTACAGGGAAGTTTAGCACTTACGCTAAATGTAATTT